GCCGTTGAGTTTGTTCATCTCCCCCATGTAGGCCCGGAGGTCGATGAGTCCCTGGTTGTAGAGCTGCGTGAGCCGTTCCTGGCGGGCGATGTTGTTGTCCGTCTCGGTGGAGTATTTCGTCATGATGTCGGCCGCTTCCTGCAGCGCGGCGACATTCTCTTTCGTGACGGCTTGGATGCTGGCGAACTCGGCGGCGAACTCCTGGGCGCTGATCTGCCCGTCCTTGAGGGCCGCCTGCAGGAGCGTGAGCTGGTACGCCGTCTCCTGCTGCATGTTCGCGGCGGCCGTCGATGATGCCGCGAACTTGTCGAACGCGTCGATGGTGCTGTCGGCCTGCTTCTGGATGCCCTGCAGGGCGCGGTCGACTGGGTCCAGACTCTGAGTGAAGCCGCTCGTGTCGGCCGTCACCTTCATCGCCAGGCCGAGGACGGTTGCCATTAGCCGAGAGCCTCAAGGTCGCGTTTCAAGGCGCGGAGTTGGTCGAGCATCTGGATCTCGTGCTGGGGCGGCGGTTCAGTGGGGATGAAGTCTTCGACCTTCGGGGCCTTGCCCTTGGGGCAGTACGGGGAGAGCGCGGCGGCGGTGAGCAATGCGGTCTGCTTCCACGGGTCTGGCAGGGCCTCGAAGTGTCGGGTGTATGCGATCCACTCGGACAGTTCACGGCTGTCCATGCGGGTGCAGAGCTCTGCGACCGTCATCTTGAGATGCCCCGCGAGCGCGAAGAGCATCCGCCGCGACGGCCGCAGGTTCAGTTTTTTGCCAGTTCCTCCACGTCGTCGTTGGTGATGGCGTTGTGCGCCATCGCTTTCGACCAGAGCATCGAGCAGGTGCGGGCGTTCTTGGTGGCGAGCAGGCTGACTTCTTCGTCGCTGAAAAGCCGCTTGCCAGCCTCGTCGCAGAGGCAACGGGCCAGGAACTTGGCGCGGAAGTTGTCGATGCCGGTTTCCCGCTTCCCGATCCACTCCCGCTCGTAGGCGTCACGCTCGCCGACCGTCATCACGCGGATGTAGACGTCGCCGCCCCAGTCCGGGACGGTGACTTTGAGGAGGCCGAGGTCGTTTGCCGCGATGATCTGATCCTTCGTGAGAGCCGCCATGCTTCATGCCGGGACTGAGCCCGCTCCTGTCGTGTCCATGACCTTGAATGAGACCGTGTACCTCGTGACGTCGTTGACGACTCCCTCGATGCGGTACGTCTGGTAGATGCAGTCCGCGCTCCAAGAGATGCCACCGCCTTGGATGCCGAGGACCAATCTCTTGCCGTACTGCGCCGAGGAGATGTTTGCCGTGCCGAGGCACGACACCTCTATAGTCCCGAGGTCAAGTGTCCACGGCGTCAGGCGGCCGCCCGGCAGCGAGCCGGGGCCTTCGACGCGGATCTCGCGGACTTCTTGGAACGGGACGCTGTTCCAAGTCACAGTGACGCCAGCACAGGCGATCGCCACGGCGCCCTCCCGCCGACTATCGGGCGATCTTGAAGGACGCCTTGCCGCGGATGATGTCGTTCACCGCGAGCGTGACGCTCGAGTTGGTCACGGTGGCCATGCCCGTGACGATCGTTGCGCCACCCGACACGACCGAGAGGGTGCCGGTGCTGCCGTCCGCGATGACGGCGGAGCCTTGGTAGTCGATGTCGACGACGCGGCCCGTGGTGCCGCCGTTCTGCACCGAGCCCTTGAGCGGCCGGTCCATCGTCAGCACCGACTGCCCGGCGGTCTGGCCGAGGTGGCTGATGTCGATGGGCTGGACGTTGTTGTTCTGTTCGCCCAGCGTGTAGACGATGTTGGTCACCGTGTAGCCGACGCTGGCGAAAGTGAACGTCGTGCCGGTCGAATCGTGCGGCGTTGCGGGCATGCTAGGACTCCTGCCAGAGAGCGTTGTAGGTTTGGGTGACCGAGTAGCTGGGAGGCGCTTCGTTGCCTTGGAGAAGAGCGAAGCCGTCCGATTCGCTTTCGAGCGACACGTTCTTCACTTCTGTATTTTCAAGAGTCCCGCCCCACCCATCCAGAGCTTGACGGCAGAGGTCGGCGATGGTTCGCGCCTCTTCGTAGGTGACCGCGAAAATGTCCATGTCGAGGGTGGTGGTGGCCACGCCCATCGGGCCGCTGAGGGTCTGCTCGCGGCTGACACCGGTGCGGCGGTAGGTGATGTAGGGCAGGGCGGCGCTGATCGGGGCCAGCACGGGGAAGATTCGCGTGCCGATGACGGCGGCGACGGCCGTGTCTTGGATGAGCACGGATCGCATGGCGGCTTCTGGGGACTTCATGGGAGCCTCGTCACTTGGTCGGGCTGATGTAGCCCTGCTTGCGGTACTCGATCTCCTTGATCGCGTTCTCCAGGCCGGTGGAGAGTTTGTCTGCGAGGATCTGGCCCATCTGCGGCCAGGTGTCGTTGTAGGCGTTCTTGATCGGCGCCTGGGCGCGGGTCGGCCGGATGACGACGGGCTTGTTCTTCTTCATGAAGAACGCCTTGGGGTAGGCGGGGCGGGTCGTGAACGTGCCGTTGCTCCCGCTGGCGAGGATGCGGAACGGCCCGAGCGACCTGAACGAACTGGCGATGAAGCCGCCGTAGGGCGACTGCTTGGAGATGACCCGCTGGTTGGTGCCGAACTCGAGGAGGCCCTGGTGGAAGGCCCGGTCCTTGCCGGCCCGCACCTTGCCGCCCTGCGCGGAAACGGACGGAGACTTTCCGGCACGGACGTATCCGGCCAGGGCGACGGCGTTCCCGTCCTGGGGATAGGTGACGACCTTGCTGGCGATGGCCCGCTGGAGGTTCCCGGTCGGGCCGCGCGGCGTCAGTTGCTTGAGCCGGGCGACGGCCGGCTTGATGGCCTCGCGGACGGCCGCGCCGGTGTACTTGGCCTGCAGGGCCTCGGGGAGCGTCTTGATGCCGGCCCGGGCGATGTCGAGGTCGGCGAAGTTGGCTTTGATGGCGACGACGGCCATTAGGTGGCCTCCTGGCAGATGGCGACGTGCTCGGTGCGGTGGTCGTATTCGAGCAGGCTGACGATCTCCAGCACCCGCTCCCGCCAGACCAGCCGGCTGGCGTGGGTGAGGCTGGCGTTGTGCCGCAGCCGCACGCGGTGCGTGATGCTGGTGTCCTGTTTCCCGGCGAGCAGGGCCTCGCGGGAGGACACGCCTTCGACGCTGGCCCACACCGTGGCGACGTCCGACCATGTGAACACCGCTTCGCCGAGCGAGTTGATGGTCTCGCTCGACGCTTGGATCGTGACTCGCTCGGTGAGGTCCCCGCTGCGGATCATCGGTAGGCGCCCCATTTGATGCTGTCGAGCAGGGCCTTGGCTCCGAGCGGGACCTCCTGCATGCTCATCGACTCGACCGCCGACCGTTGGCGGTAGAGGTGGTCGACGATCATGAGGATCGCCGCCTTGAGCCGCGGCTCGGGGCTCGACGGCCCCGCCCACCAACGGACGGTGATGGAGCTGTAGTCCGCACGGTACGATGGCCAGGTGCCGCCGTAGGGCGGCCGGATGGTGCCAGGGATGGCTTCGCGGTCCACGCGGTACTCGGAGGGCGGCAGCGTGGCCTGTGCGCCGGTGTCGTTGAGGCTATAGGTGACCTCGACGGCCGTGGCGGTCCCGGAGGCGAACATTGGCGGGCGGGGGAGGCGGATCTCCGCGGGGAACGTGTCGAGCTTCATGACGTACTGGGAAGGTCCCACGAAGGTCATGTCGCAGTAGCTTTCGGCGTAGGCACGAACCGTGGAGATGAGCGCCGTGAGGTAGGCGTCGTCGGCCGTCGAGTCGACGCGGCAATGGTGCTTGGCCTCGGCCAGCGTGACCGGCTCGGTGGCGGGCGTCGTCTGTCGAGTGAGGCTGCGGTAGTTCATGCCGTGGGGTCCTGCGGGATGCGCCATGAGTTTTTCGGCTTGCCGTTGGCGTGGAAGTCCGGGACGTACTGAAAGACTGGCGATTCGAGTTTGGCTCCGGGCCAGACCGCCACCCACTCGCCGTGGCCGATGGTGATGCGCGGCGATACGAAGACGCGGTTGCCGGCCTTCCGAAATTGCTTCCAAAAGTGGATGTCGGCGTCGGTTCTTCCGTCCCCGTACTCGCCTTTCTCGTTGGGTGTGTCGAGGAACCACGGCTTTGGCGTGCGGGCGAGCGCGGCGGTCGAGATGACCGTGCAGCCGAAGTGTGCGGTGTCCACTTCCTGCACGGGCTGGCCGAGCCATCGGCCGTCGACGGAGATGGAGTCGCCCTCACGGACGGCGCCGAGCGTGTCCTTGAGGGTCAGCATCGGCCTGCCGTCGTCGCGCTTGACCTGGAATCCGGTGATGGCGTCGCACTGGAAGGTCATGGCGAGGGCGAAGAGCTCCTCGATGTCACGCTGGGTGATGAATGAATCGAAGTCGAGCGTGAGGATGTACTCGCACTTATCGACCCACTCTTCCATCGTGCGCTGGAGCACTTGTCCCCAGAGTGCCCCCTGCCCGAGCGTCGGGCGGATGCCGAGCGGCATGAGGGCTTCGACCCAGCCGAAGAAGTTGGAGAGCGGGCCGAATCGGGGGCCGGAGAGAATGGCCTCGACGCGAACCTCGGCGTTCGTGTCCCCGATCTTGATGAGCATGGCGTCCTCCGTGAACAGCGGAACGGGCGGCGGGCGTCCTTGCCCACCGCCCGTCCTTGGGCGCTGTCACTGTGCCAGGTGTGTCAAGGCTCAGGTGGCGGCGGCGGCCTTGAGGGCGACCATCGGGCCGGCGACCGTGTTGGAGCCGAGGTCGTGCACTACGATCGCGTTGCGGACCGTGGCGAACGTGGCCGTCTGGTCGAACTCGATGTAGCGCTCGCTCGCCGTCTTGATCGTGACCGTGCGGCGGTCGCCGTAGGTCGCGGCTTGCGAGAGGTCTCCGAACAGGGCGAGGCACTTGCCGCCGGTCCCCGTCAGGTCGCTTACCATCGGGTGCGCGAGAACCACGGGGAAACCGAGGAACTGGAGGTCGAAACCCCCGGCGACGTCGGCCCGCGTGTTGCCGCCGCTCTGCATGGCGAGCCGCAGCATCGAGGAGCCGTAGCCGGCGGGCGAGATGTACCACTTGGCCTGACGGCGGGCGAAGAGGGGAAGCCGGCTCACGACGTTCGTGAAGTCGGTCAGCTCGAGCGAGTCGAAGGTCGAGTTGCCCGTTGCCGCCGTGACGACCGACTTGGCGTAGCCCGAAGACAGGATCTTCGTGCAGATGCCGGTCACCGAGTGGTAGGTGCCGGTGCCGTCGCCGATGAAGCCCGCGTTGTCCACGGCTTCGGCGAGGCACTGGGCCGTCTCGACGGCGATGAGGTCGGCCAGGTTGATGACCGAGTCCTCGAACAGCGAGTTGGGGATGCGGTTTGCCACGCCCCAAATCTTCGCGTTGAGCTGCACGTTGTCGAAGGTCACGTCTGAGGGCGTGATCTCGACGTTCTCGCCGACCGGGCGAGCCGCGAGACCGCCGGTGCGGCGGGCGATGAGGAGCGTGTCGCTCGACATCGGCACCTTCCGGGCGTTCGCGACGAACGCACCGTACTCCTCCACGAGCCGGATGATCTCGGTGGAGAGCTCGTCGCTGACGAGGTAGCCGCCGAGCGAGTCGGTGCTGCCCGCCTGCGCGCGGGTCTGGACGCCGTGGTCGACGCACCACCGGCGGGCTTCGGCGTCGCCGAAGACGTAGCCGCGGAGGTGCATGCCCGAGCGGTAGGCCCGCTCTTCGGCGTTCGGGCCACGGAACGCCTTGAGGACGCCGGTGGCCTTGGGGATGGCGTAGTTGCGGGGTTCCACGGCGGGCTCCTCCTTGGTGGCGGGTGCGACGGTCTTGGCGGGGGCGGGGGCGGCCCGCTCGAGGACGGCCCGCAGTTCCTTCTCCTTCTCGGCGGCGCGCTCGTAGAAGGCGATCTTCGACTTGAGCTTCTCGGCCCGCTCGATGAGCTGCTCGAGCCGCTCGGAGTTCTGCATCGCCTCGTCGGCCGCGGCGCCGTCTTCGGCCGGAGCATCGGTCGCGCCGTCTTCGAGGGCGCCCATCTCGGCGAGGACCTTGGCGAGCTCGTCGAGCAGAACCTTGACTTGCGATGCAGCCACGAGATGGGCTCCTTGTGCGTGAGGACCAGCGGCATCTGCCGCCCGTTCCTGAAACCTACGCACAAGGTGGCGCGGCCATCCATAGTTGGATGGATGTTCTTTACTATCTAGTAAAGCACCGCCGCCGGATCTCCGAGGCGGGGATGACGGACTTGTCCGTCGCGCCGCACCGCGGGCAGCGCAGGTATCGCACCTGGCTGTCGCCGCGGCTCTGGCTGGAAAC